TGTGAAGAATAGATACGGACGTGCCGATGCAGGTGGAGGGCTTATGACTTGGGTTGCATTCAACCCTGAGTACATGTTCATGGATGATATACCTGAGAATGTATGACAACTAGAAAATCACACAAGGCTAGAGGAGCAACCTTTGAAACAGACATACGAGATTGGTTTAGAGCAAATGGATACGACGCTGAACGACTTGCAAGAACAGGTGCAAAAGATGAGGGAGATGTTGCAGTCCGCAATGATTTCCTTGGAAGCATTGGAGTTATCGAAGCCAAGGCGCCAGGTGCTTCGAATCGTATCGACCTCAGTGGTTGGAGTAAGGAAGCACAACTCGAAGCAACTAACTATGCAACGGCGCGAGGAATTAAAAGAGAAGAAGTTACTGCAGCAGTTATAATTAAAGCACGAGGTAAATCTATCTCGGATGCGTACTTAGTATTTAGATTGGGAGATATATTCGGTGAATGATTTGCCAGCAATCAAGGCAGTACTTGAGCACTATGGTGCTACTATACGCCGTGACCATGGCCAAGTCAATCTTAAGTGTCCATTCCACGGTGATACACACCAGTCTGGCACTGCTAACCTAGATGATAATGTTTTTGTATGCTTTGCGTGTGGTGTTCAAGGAAATAGTTTACAACTTATTACCCAACAAGAAAGGTGTACCATACATGAGGCAGCGAGAATCGCAGAAGGATTTACTGGCGTTAGCAGCGACCAAGTACCAGGAAAACATTTATCAGGCGGAAGACTACCTAAAAAGCAGGGGTATAACAATAGAGGTAGCACGGCTGGCGCGATTAGGCGTAGTCGTGGAGCCTGAGGTTGGGCATGAGGCCTATGCTGGTCGCCTATCTATACCCTACATCACCAAGACAGGCGTTGCTGACCTGCGCTTTCGCTCCCTCAATCCAGCAGTTGAGCCCAAGTATATGGGCATGACTGGTGCTGAGACAAAGATGTATAACGTGCTAGACATTGAGCGAGCAGGTGATTGGATAGGTGTATGCGAGGGAGAGTTGGATACTCTGACCATGTCGCGTTGTGTACACGTACCATGCGTTGGTGTACCAGGGGCTAACTCATGGAAGAAACATTACACGCGATTACTTGCAGACTTTGAAAGAATCTTTGTGTTTGCAGATGGTGACCAGTCGGGCAAAGAGTTTGCTACCAGTCTTGCAAGAGAGTTACCAGTTACTATAGTTAACTTCCCCGATGGGGAAGATGTCAACAGTTCATACACCAAGTATGGTGCCGAGTTTATCAGAGAAAAGATGGGGCTAGGGGGTCATGTCAATGCATGAAGAGTCTAAGTGTCCTGATTGTGGCGCAAAGTTTGATAATGTATTTGATGAAATCAATCATCTTGCAGAAGATGGGGAAGAGTTTGACCCTGCATTAATCTTGCCTAATGGTGTTAGACTATTGGTTGGTTCTTTATTAATGTGTATATATGAACATGCACACGATGCAGAAACAATTAAGAGTGTTGCCGAATCTACGTATAGAACTTTATATACTGCAGAAACAGCACCTGAAAATTTAGATTCAATCTTAGAAGAAATAATTGTTAACTCTAATATGATGGATATTGACAAAGAAATTAAAGAACTATTAAGAGATGAGAAGAAGCATGATGGATGACCCGTTCGTAGTAGATATTGAGACCACACTTACTGAGTTAGCAAACCTATTAATAAGTAAGGATAAAGATTACGGACCAAAGAATATATCACTGAGTCCAGGTGGCCCACTCAATGGGCTACGTGTACGCATGTGGGATAAGTTGGCACGCATTAATAACCTAGTAGATAAGGGCGTTGACCCTCAGCACGAAAGCCTTGAGGATTCCTTCAAGGATATGGCGAACTATGCAATCATTGGGTTGCTGGTACTACAGGGAAGATGGCCAACAGATGATAGTAACTCTCACTAAAGAAGAAGTCCGCGTGTGTACCTTGCTTGGTGTTGAACGCTGGCTTACAAAGTTTGGCTCAGTTGATAAACCAAACTATGCAGCAGGTAAACGCTTGGGTAAACTCGAACCTGAAATCAATGCAAACATTAGGGCTAACGTTGCTGAGTGGGCAGTAGCCCGCGTGTATAATATGCAATGGTCTGTCCCGTGGTATCCTAATGAGTATCACAAGCAACGCAAAGATATACCTGATGTTGGTGATGTTGAGGTGCGTACTGTGCGCACAAGAGATGCAATTCCTTTTTGGAAAAAAGATGCTGGGCGTACAATCTTTGGTGTTAAAGTTTTAGATGAAGAATACTATTCAACCGTTGAAATATATGGCTCGTTTAAGGTAGATGATTACATGAACGATAAGTATTATCAAGCAGACATTGACGGCTGGCGTGTACCTGTTGCCGAAATACAGGAAGTGGTGTTAACCTAAATGGATTGGGAAAGGATTGAACCCTGGGATTATATTGTTGTTGCTGTCGCAAGCCAGTACCACAATAAATATTCCATAGTAGAACTTGAAGATATAAAACAATCTTTATATCAATGGTTCCTTGAGCACCCAAATAAACTTAATGAGTGGGAAGCAATAGGTGGAAGAGATGCGAAGAACTTAATCTATCGTAGCCTTCGCAACCAGGCATTGGATTACTGCCAAAGATGGAAGGCTAAGACCAACGGCTATGAGTTGTCCGATATTTTTTACTACAATCCTGAAGTTGTTGAAGCCCTAATGCCATCTGTTCTAAGGCGTGACCTTACGGTAACACCACAACTTAACTTAGATAGTACCAGCGGAGGTGGTGTGCCGTCTGAGGGTGGCAACCTTATGTCTATGATGATTGAGATTGACGTTGGCTATCATAAGTTAAGTAATGGTGACAAGCATGTATTGTTCTTGCGTTATGGTGAGCAGGCAGATTACCATGAGATGGCAGATAGCATGGAACTGGGCACAGATGACGCTGCGCGTATGCGCGTTAAGCGTGCATTAGCACGTCTTATAAATAAGTTAGGTGGATTTAGACCCTTCAAAGATGAAGACTCTATACCGTCCACGGAAACAACAGAAGCAGAAGAGATAGAAGACCAAGAACAACATACAGAATTACAGTAATGCAAACAAAAAAGATTAGAGGTACTAGCACAAGACTAAACCGTGCTAGTATCTCATCTGTTCTACTCAATTACTTCCCATGGATTACCCGAATCTAATTCCATAGCAAGGAAATCTTCTAACTCTAATTCATGTGTATCTATGTGGCTATGCTCTGCATATGCCACCATTTCATCTGCAATCCAATCATCTTCTCTCTTATACTCAGGATACCAAGGCAAGAGGGGTGTTGCCTTGTTCATGTCTAGGTATAACACAGTCTTATCTTCTGTTGGTGTGATTAGGGCAAGGTTGAACTGCCATATTCCTAATGGTGTATGGCATATATACACAGGCATGTTGCCCTGACCCTCTGCTTGTGCAAGTAAGGTATCATAGGTGTGCTTGTTAAGCGTTATACTATCAAGGTGCTCACTACGAATTGATAGTTCAGCATAGATACCAAACTCTTGCGAGCAATAGCGGTTACTATCGGGTGCTTGTCTATCTAAATCTTCAAAGAAATTATCTTTGATAAGAGTTGCTAACTCTTCTATTGTTATCTGTTCTGTTGTATCCACTTATCCTCCCGTACTGTAGAATCCTGAGCCGTTAAACTTAATGGCTGGTGCTGTCCACATTCTGGACATTGTTGTTGAGCATATTTCGCAGGTTGGTGGTGTCGGGTCCTGTACCTCCACCACCGTGCTACAAAGGTTGCATTTGAAATCATAATTCGGCATGGTCCTCCCTTACTAATTGTTTGTCGTCGTCCATCGCACCGCATTGGGTACAGGTTACTTGCCCATCAAGGTCTAGTTGATAGTCACACCCGTACTTTATACATAGCATAGTTATTCTTCTTCTGTATCTATCGGCGTTGGCGCAGTTGCTAGTGTACCACACTCGGCACACTCCATGTCAAGGAAGTACATGTCTATCTCATTGTCTTCACCGAATATAACCTTAAGGTTCCATAGGTCGCAACCGCATGGACATACCCTTGTGGGTTCACCGCGTATATCCATAGCCTGAGTGTAATCAGGTCTCATTTCTGTTACATGCTTACTCATTAGTACCAACCTTTCTTCTTGAAGTGATGCCATGCTTTGCATGGCGTTTCGTATCTGTAGTATATATAATCCAAGCCACGAAACGCCATGCAAAGCATGGCATCACTTCAAGA